GTAAAAGCATTCTTATAAGGATTAATTACTCCGGAACTATATGTAGCAACAGTTGATCCAGTCGAATTAACAATCTTTTTACCGGTTGCATCCAATGCTAAAGCTGTTAGAAGAGTATCTGGCATTATATTAAGATACTGTCCTTCCTCATCAGTGAATGTTGCAAACTGGGTTACCGCAGCATTTACATCTGTTTCATCCGTAAGAACATCAGTAATTGAATTGTCAATTGTTCCTGATGTAAAAGGATCATTTGAAGTGCTGCTATATAAAGTTGTTGCTGTTCCTTGTGGTCTCCATGATGCATATTCCCCGGTTGCTGAATTTTCAAGGATTGCATCCATAATAATTTCTTCCTGCTTGTATTTTGCATTCTCTCCGATATTCCGGGCCTGGTTTATGAACTGACCTGTCTGATCAAATTTTACCATTTCATCAGTCAGATAGATTGTTTTTCCAAACTTTCTGTTTCTGATCTTATGATATTTCTGATAGAAAGCGCCTTCTTCGTATTCAGTTCCTTCTATCACCTCAACAAGTCCATCCCCTGCCGTAAATCCAACTATGGTATCATCTTTCTGACTCGAATCAAGTACCGTGACCAAATTCATACCGATACCATATGCAAGATCATAACCTTTCTGAACAATCTTGTTTATAAGCGCCCCGGTTATCTGTGGAAACATAGAAGAATCAAGCTGTTCATGGAATTCTTTTTCGTTAAGCAGTTTCCCGAGTTTCATTTGCCGGGCAAGGTTTGGCCTATCCATAGCTTCCCAAAGACCTTTCAATGAAAAGTTGCTTTCATCAATATGGCCTTCATTGATAAGCATAATCATCATATTTCCGAATTTGAGTTCACCATCTCTTTTATAGTGCTCGCTTAAAATACTGTAATCTACTCTACCCATATTATGTGTTCGCTATCGTTTTGTTATATTTTCCTCCAAGGAATGTGACTTTTATAGCACTTCCTGAAGCCGCCAATTCTTCCGCACATATAGCAACTACATGTGTCGCAGAAGTAAGAGGATTTGTTCCGGCGGTTCCATATTTGGTTAACTGCTGCGGTTGCGCAGATGTCAATTTAAACATCTGGCCATATTTAAAAGCAGTATCCGCATCGGCAGAAATAAATTCAAATACGGTTCCATAACCTATCTGGAATACTTTTATAATCGTAGCGGTCGGGTCTGTTGTAGGACTTGCGGACATAGCGACACCAATCAAAGCGGTTGCATCGGTTGAGGTTGCTATCCTCATAATCCGGCCATTAGATCCCCGTTTTACAAGATCGCCAATCGAAATGGCGACGGTCCCGGTCTTTTTGATTTTCAATTCTACCTTAAGACCATATCTGTAACGCATTACATTTGCCATATATTATTTTGTTTCCTTTACTTTGAATCCTTCAATGGCTTTGCCATAGGTTTTCATTGACTCCGTATAATTAAAACTTGATCCTGGATGTGTTTCATCGCCCATTCCTTTTACAACTGGGCTATCTTTTATAAAATTTTTCCGGTCTTTAATCAATGCATCAATTGCTGTGTCATCTTTGGCTTCCATCAAAGTTTTTTTGAAGATATCGGTAATAGCTTCTTTCGGCAGCTTGCTCTCTTCCAGCTTTTTTGTGATTTGCTGTTCTTTAATTGCAAGTGCTTCCTTGACTTTATATTTGTCAAGTTCTTCAAGTGTTTTCTTATTATCTTCCTCTAATTTTTTTAACTTCTCCTCTCTTTCTTTAATAGATTTTTTAACGCTTTCGCTTTCCTCATACTCTTTGATAATATTTCGTACAAGGTCCGGCCTGCTTTCTTCCAGGTCCTTAATAGTCAAACTTGTTATATCCATTTCGTTTTCTTTATCCCTCCTCAAGGATTCAAAAAGATTATTTGTAGATCCTGGCTCCGTGACAATATCCACGGATCGCAGCACCTTAATATCCTGAACTGTTTCTATAAGTGTATTGTCATCGAAAGAAGAAGGGCCAAAAGCATGGATTGATCCGCCTATCTTATCCGCCATCTTTTCGACAATTGGAGCAAACCATTTTTTATGACTTTCAAGATAGTGCAAATCTGCCCTGGTTACTTCTCCCTCAACCCTTCCATTTTCAAAAAATCCCAGCATATCCCGGATATCCCGGATACCTCCCCGTTTTTCCAGCTCTTCCATAGTTGCATGATTAATATAAGATTTTGATTCATTCACCAACCTGGCTGCAGATCGCAATGCCTGATCTGTATATCTTCGCCCCTTCCCGTTTTTATATGAACAATTTTGAGATGTGTTTTTTAGAATTGCCATTCCAAAAACTATACAGTTTTCTTTATCATGCTTTATCGCATTGTTTGAAAATATACTTTCTGTAAAATCATGAAACTTAACTTTCATTTTTCTCCCTTCCTGCTTTGAGTATTCACCTATTTTATATCGCTTTAGAAGGCGGTTAATTTTTGCCCTGATTTCAGCAGGAAGTTTCATGGGAGTTCCCGTCCTGGCCCCTCCTACTGCCTGGGCTATTGCCCGAAGTGCGTTTATGTTTACAGGACCCGCTTTATTGTACATTCCTGTTTCAGGATTTATCCCCCCTTCACCTTCCCGATACGGCAGATGCCACGTACTTTTCTTTTTAGGATTTTCCACCCATAAAAAACATGATGCTGGAAGTTTTGATTTATCCACAGCCGCCCAGGAATTTGTAGATGTGTCTGCTTCCATAATTTTTATTACTTCCAATTCAATCATACATGCTGCAAATACATTATTTGCCGTTTTATACATATACACTCCTAAAATATTTTCTTATAGTGTCCCTTCTCATAACTGATATCCTGTCCAATACCAACTATTACACCCATTTCATTTTTAAGGTGGTCTCCCCGGGTCTCTTGAAGATATAAAGCAAAATATTGACGAAATAGACTAATCTCTCCTCGCCGTGCTACATCCCATTCGGCTTTTGCCTTTTTATGTTCCTGGCCCCGGATCTTATTCAAAGCTTTTCTGAGTTCTTTATCTGAATGTCCCATAAGATTATGCTTTTGTTTTTCCCCCTGGGTGAATGGACGATGTCCGTCAAAAGAAAAGTGTAACGGAACCTTACCAAATATATTTGCAAGCTTCCCGCCTATTTCCTTAGCTGTCATCCCTCCGGTTTTATCCATGAGACTTTCAATCAACTCATTTATCTGCTGTTCAACTTCTTCTTTTTTATAAGTTCCTGCCGGATCTCTTCGTTTTAAATTCTCAACAGCAAATTTGATGACATCGTTTTTGTTAAAGTCGGTCATCGTGACTTTCTCCTGTGTCGCTATAGCCATATTTGGCCCTCCTTTGATAAGATTAATAAAAAAAGGCCCCACATAATCCATTCAAAGCTTTTAAACTTTGAGAAGATTACACGGGGCCTTTTTAAGGTTGCCCTATTGAAACAGAAAGGTGGATATTTCCTTTCTATAAACAATTTACATTATCTGAGATTATTTGTCAAGTATAATTATAATGAAATCATAATAATTTCCCTTTTCCTTTCGAGATTTCCATTAATCTTTCCTCCAGTCATACCGCATCTGCAAATCATCCGGGACATCCGGCCATAGCTTCCGGTAATGTTCCGGCTTCTTCTGAATAAGCACAGAGCGATGTGTTGTTACAAGCTCCTCGGTTATCCAATCAGGATTACCATTTTTATATGCTAAATTATTATCATTAAATTTATACAAATATTTAACAATAATCATTATATTCTTTTCAGTTATAGTATTTTTATATCCTCTATTCTTCCATTCCATTCTATGGAAATAAATATATATCCATAAATTTAATTCATATCCTTTCCATAGTTTAGCAGTAGGATGATTTTTTATCGACCGTTTTGGATTTACCAGCTTATTATTGATGTCCAGAAGACTTGCAAAAATATGTATGCCCTCATAGATTTGCGTATGCAAGCGTTTATTATCAAGATTTTGTGCTGATTTGCTGAAAGAAAAATCTGTTATCCAGGTTTGCATTATTTCTTCGTCCGTCCCCATGCTTGAATAAAAGCGACCTCTTGCCAATCAGGCTCATAATTAGTTTCATTTGATTCCCTTTCAAAAATAGATGCTTGTTCTATTTTCCAACCATCTCGATCAAAATCATAGGTAATTCGTATGTTATCAGCAGCCCGGACATCGTTAAGAGCTATTTGAATATAACTCATGAAATTTCTGTTAAATTCAATGTGGTTAATAGGTTTTTGTTTTTTTGATTTTTTGATAGGCACCTCTTCATCATCTCTATAATAATTTGGCATTGAATGTGTTATTTCATCTTGCATACTTATCTCCTTATCAAGTATTATTATATACTATTAAATAATTCCTTTTTCTTATTACAAAAATAACATTCTTGTGTTATAATAACTGTAATCCCTTCGATTGTTTTGCGATTATTTTCAATCCATACATGTCCATTTGTTATGCATGATTTATCTTTCTTGAATCGTCTTTTCTTCTTACCTTTTTTTATTTCTTCATTTTCTGTTTCTTTTCTCCAATTATACAAAAGATTTAAAAAATCTTTTAAAATATTCATCCTTATCTCCTTATACAAAATGTGCAAGATAATTGTTTTCTATACTCCAATTAAGACGTTGTAATTCTTCAAACTCTTCTTTTTTCATTCCTGCTN